GTGAGTTTTGCGTTTAACGTCGGCACCGGTGCGGCCTGTAAATCGACGCTGGTCTCGTTTATCAAACGCCAGCAGTGGGCGCATGCGTGCAACCAGCTCCCGCGTTGGGTGTATGTCAACGGCCAGAAAAACAGAGGCCTCGAAAACCGCCGCGCGCGTGAGCTGAACTACTGCCTTAAGGGGGCGCAATGAAAACGCTGATTATTTTACTGGTGCTGACCGCCGCCGTTCTGGTGTGGATGAAGCGCGAAAACAGCACGCTTACCCGCTCATTTGAAAAGGCAAACCGTGTTGCCGGAGAGCAGAAAACCCAGCTAACCATGCTGCGCAACCAGCTCGGGGTTGCCGCCACCATTCGGCAACGCAACGAGCAGGCGCAGGTCGATTTACGCAACAAGCTCTCCACCGCGAACACACTGGCGGCAAACCGTGGCGAAACCGTGACGAGGCTACTCAATGAAAATAAAGCACTGCGTAACTGGTATGAGTCTGATTTGCCTGATGACATTATCCGGCTGCACACCCGCCCCGCCTTCACCACCACCGCCGGTTATTTACAGTGGCTGTCCGAAAGTGGCGCTGTGCCCGATACCGGCAAGCCAGCCGCGCACTAACGGTGATTTAAGTGCCGACATTCGCCAGCTTGAGGGTGCGCTCGCAAGCTGCGCGCTCCAGGTTGAAACCATCAGACACTGTCAGGATGAACTCGATGCTCAAGCCAGCCAGTTTACGCAAAGCGCTCTGTGACGCGGCACCGGTACTGCGTAATAACCCGGATATGCTGCGCATTTTTATCGACAGCGGGAAAATTGCTGCAACACTTGCGAGCTCACTGTCGTTTGAAAATCAATACACGCTCAATATCGTGGTCACGGATTATCACGGGGATCTGGATTACCTCATCGTACCGGTCAACGCCTGGCTACGGGAAAACCAGCCCGACATCATGACCACCGACGAGGGGCGCAAAAAAGGTTTCACCTATATCGCCGATATTAACGACGACGAGAGTGTCGATGTCAGTATCAGCCTGATGCTGACCGAGCGCACGCTGGTCAGGCAGGAAAGCGAAGCCCTGCACGTGAAGCATGTTGCCGAGCCACCCTTACCGGAGAATGTCACCCGCCCAATGGCACTTTATGCGCATGGCGAGCTGGTGAGCCAGTGGCATGAGTGAATTTAAACCTTTTGAGGACAAGCTCACCGGGCTGATTGCCAGCCTGTCACCGGCTGCGCGCCGCAAAATGACAGCTGAGATTGCGAAGCAGTTGAGAGTCTCGCAGCAGCAACGTATCAAGCGACAGCAGGCACCGGACGGCACGCCGTATGCCGCGCGAAAGCTTCAGCCGGTGAAAGGTAAAAAAGGCCGCGTTAAACGCGAGATGTTCACGAAGTTACGGACCAACCGGTATATGAAAGCGAAAGGCACAAACGACGCTGCGGTCGTGGAGTTTACCGGGCGTGTGCAGCGCATGGCGCGGGTGCATCAGGAGGGGTTAAGGGACAAACCCAACCGCTACAGCGAGGCCGTGCATTATGAGGCACGCCCGCTGCTGGGATTCAATAGAGAAGACGAAAATGTTATTGAAGATATCGTTGTAAAAATACTGACAAAAAGCCCATAAAATACATACGTAGCATCAAAACCCGTGAGGTTTTGATGCTCTGAGAAATTATACCTAAGCGCAATGTTATTTTTCTTTCCCTCCTCGTATAGCACCAATTAAGCCCGTGATATGTTCAAGCCCATCAAATGTAGAAGGGATTTTATCTTCGGATGTCATCACATTTGAAAAAATCACATCTTCAAACTTTGAAAGTAAATCTTTGTTTTCTGCCTTCAATTCTTTTGCGTATTCTGAATAGCTTTGTATGAATCGGCACAAGCTTTTTCTTAATTCTATCTGCATCATCTGAGCACGTACGGAGTTGTAGTTTCCGAGGGCGATCCTAAAATAGTAAATTAATATTAGAGTTATAGAAATAATTGGTATGGATTTTATTAGGTGCTCTAGATCAGTAATTGGTTTGCTTGTGAAGACAAGATATATTGCCTCACCTATTAAAGGTATTGGGAGTAGCCCACCAAAAATAAACATAGCAGTTCTTGCCCATCGTAGTTCCTTGGCTTTAATTCTACCTAGCTTAGCAAATCCTGCATACAATCCAACAAAATTAAATGCAGACTCTTGCCGTGTTAAAACATCATTAAGAGCATCAACCCTTGCCTGTTTATCATGCAAAAAACCTTGCCATTCGCTATCCATCCTTGCTGCTTCTTTTAAATTATTATTGAATTCTCTGTAGGATTTTGCATTCTCACTGAAAACCAATTTTTTAACCAAGGTTATTGGCATTTCTCGAAGGGTATAATCTATCTGCTCTTTAGTTCGTTCATCAAACTTATCATATTCATAAATAGCAATATTTTTAAATCTCCTTGAAAACTGTGTTCCTTCTCCTTCGGTAAACATATCTCTTTCAAGTAGAAATCGAAAGCAATTTGAAAACATGGAGTTTAACGAAAGTTCTGAAAGGTCAACAGAAATCAGAGCGCTTTTAAATTGCTCGCCGATATGTTCTATATTGAATTGCGTTTTCTCATCCCAGTCATTTCCCCTAGTTTGCAAACTGCCAAAAAAAACAATTAACAATTCCTTTCTTTTGTTACTGAAGTCATTTAAAGGGGGGGTGTCTTCAAGAGCTTCTGAATATTTTTTTATAAGTTTCTGCATGTCCGTACTCGCAAAAAATTCCTTCATCATTTATCCCTCTATAAGAAGCAAATACCAGTTGTCCCATGGCCCACAGAATTGTGGTTACTTTGCGCTGCAAAATTTAGTCCGCATTATGACTCTATGAATACACAACTCAATGAAATCATGCGCACTCTGCGCAATTTTATTCGCATCGGCGTCGTGATTGAAGTCGACACCGGGCAGGCGTTGTGCCGTGTGGAAACCGGCGGTATTACGACCGACTGGCTGCACTGGCTGACGCCCCGTGCCGGTCGTTCCCGCACATGGTGGGCACCGTCTGTCGGCGAGCAGGTTTTGCTGCTGGCGAATGGTGGTGAGCTGGACACCGCCTTTGTTCTGCCAGGTATTTATTCCGACGATAACCCCGCGCCGTCAGCGTCTGCCGATGCGCTGCATATTTCCTTCCCTGATGGTGCCGTTATCGAATACGAACCGCAGACCGGGGCGCTGACCGTGTCGGGCATTAAAACCGCCTCGGTCACCGCGTCAGAATCGGTGGTCGTCACGGTGCCGCTTGTGACTGTCAAGGCCAGCCAGAAAATCACCCTCGAGACACCGGAAGTGGTCTGCACCAGTAAGCTCACCACTGGCACGCTTGAGGTGAAAAAAGGCGGCAGGATGAGCGGCAATATCGAGCACAGCGGCGGCACCTTTACATCCAATGGCGTGCAGGTCGATGACCACGATCACGGCGGTATTGAGCGTGGGAATAGCTGGACGGAGGGCACCCAATGACGGCACGTTTCCTCGGCATGGATCGTGCCACCGGTCTGAGTATGTCCGATTCCGGACATATCAGTCAGAGCGTGCGCGATATTCTGATCACTCCTATCGGCTCACGCGTGATGCGCCGCGATTATGGCTCGCTGCTCTCGGCACTGATTGACCAGCCCGACAACCCGGCGCTGCGCCTGCAAATTATGTCGGCCTGCTACATGGCGATACTGAAATGGGAGCCGCGTATCCGTCTTTCGTCCATCACCTTTGAAAGCACAATCGCAGGCGAGTTATTCGTCGACATCACCGGCGTGCGCACCATTACCGGTGGCACGTCATTTTCCCTGACTGTTCCCCTGAGCTGAGATTATGGCAACCATTGACCTGAGTCAGTTACCCGCCCCGGATGTGGTCGAGGTGCTGGACTATGAAACCCTGCTTTCTGAGCGCAAAGCGACACTGATTTCCCTTTACCCGGAAGATGAGCAGGACGCCATTGCGCGTACGCTGGCGCTGGAGTCCGACCCCATCGTCAAACTGCTGGAGGAAAACGCGTACCGTGAGCTGATTTTGCGCCAGCGGGTTAACGAGTCTGCGCTGGCGGTGATGCTGGCCTTTTCCCGGGGGAATGACCTCGATGTGCTCGGTGCAAACAACAACGTCGCCCGCCTGGTGATTGTCCCTGCCGATGAGACCGCCATTCCGCCGGTGGGGGCGGTGATGGAGTCCGACAGTGATTTCCGTCTGCGTATTCAGCAGTCATTTGAAGGGCTGAGCGTGGCGGGGCCGGTCGGGGCGTATCAGTTCCATGGCCGCAGCGCCGACGGACGGGTCGCGGATGTGTCGGTGATCAGTCCGTCACCGGCGTGCGTCACCATTTCGGTGCTCTCGCGTGAGGGTAACGGTACCGCCAGTGACGAACTGGTGAACATTGTCAGCCTTGCCCTGAATGATGAGGACGTGCGCCCGGTGGCTGACCGCGTGACCGTGCAGTCAGCGGTCATCGTCGACTATGAAATCGACGCCACACTTTACCTTTACCCTGGACCCGAGCTGGAGCCGGTCAGGCAGGCGGCTGAAGCCAAACTGAAAGCCTACATCAGCGCGCAGCACCGCCTCGGGCGGGATATCCGCAAATCTGCGATTTATGCCGCCCTGCATGTGGAAGGGGTGCAGCGTGTCGAACTGGCGAAACCAGTGGCCGATATTGTGCTCGATGATACGCAGGCCTCGTACTGCGCCGATTACACCCTCGTTATCGGGGGTGCCGATGAATAACGTCCGGCTGCTGCCGGTGGGCTCATCACCGCTTGAGCTGGCGGCCGCGAAAGCCTGTGCTGAACTGACCCACGTGCCGGTGCCTCTGCGCCAGCTCTGGAACCCGTTGGAATGTCCCGCGCCGCTGCTGCCGTATCTGGCGTGGGCATTTTCGGTCGACCGCTGGGATGAGAAATGGCCGGAAGATGCAAAGCGCGCCGTGATCCAGACTGCCAAATACATCCACAAACACAAAGGCACTATCGGTGCTATTCGGCGTGTGGTGGAGCCGCTCGGCTACCTGATTAACGTCACTGAATGGTGGCAGACCAGTGATGAACCTGGCACCTTTCGCCTCGATATCGGCGTGCTGGAAAGCGGCATTACCGAGGAAATGTATCTCGAAATGGAGCGCCTGATTGCTGATGCAAAAGCGGCGAGCCGTCACCTGACGGGCCTGAATATTACCCAGGACGTTAAAGGCCGTTTTTACACCGGCGGCGTCAGCTATGACGGCGACATTATTACCATGTACCCCGGATAAAAGAGACAGCGATGACAACCAAATATAAAACGTTATTAACCACCGCCGGGGCGGCAAAACTTGCAGCCGCCACCGCAGGCGGTACGACGATTACGCTCACGCACATGGCCGTCGGTGACGGAGACGGTACGCTGCCGCAACCGGATGTCAGTCAGACCACCCTTATCAATGAAAAATGGCGTGCAGAACTGAATAAAATCAGCGTGGACAAATCATATAATAATTACGTGGTGGCCGAGCTGGTGATCCCCCCGGAGGTGGGCGGATTCTGGATGCGTGAAATGGGGCTGTTTGATGCTGACGGCACACTGATTGCCGTTGCCAATATGGCCGAGAGCTACAAGCCGGAGCTGGCGGAAGGGTCAGGACGCGCGCAAACGGTGCGCATGGTGATTATGGTCAGCGCCATTGAGTCGGTTGACCTGACTATCGACACCACCACGGTGATGGCGACTCAGGATTATGTCGATGACAAGCTCACGGAGCATGAACGCTCGCGCCGTCATCCTGACGCCACGCTTGAAGCGAAAGGTTTTGCGCAGTTAAGTAGTGCCACCGACAGTGACAGTGAGGTGCTGGCCGCCACGCCGAAAGCAGTGAAAGCCGCATTTGATATGGGGGATACGGCGAACAAAAATGCCGACAGCCGCCTGCTCAAAGAAAACAACCTGTCGGATGTGCCTGATGCCATTCAGGCTCGACAGCATCTCGGGCTGAAAGGTGCCGCCGTCCTGGACACCGGTACCACGGCGGGAACGGTCGCCGCCGGTGATGACACACGCATCGTGAATGCCCTGCAGAAAGACAAAAACCTGTCCGATGTGGAAAACGAGGAGCTGGCGCGGGAAAACCTCGGACTGAAATCCGCCGCCCTGTGTGATGCGCAGACCTCAGACAAGGATGTCACTCCCGGACGCGTGCTTGTTAACGGAGGCACATTCGTCATTGGGGCGGATCAGGTACAGATGCAAGCAGGGAATGCCCGCTTCCAGTTCGGTGATAATGGCGACTTCACCGCAGCACACGCGATTAACATCGGTGATACGGACACCGGATTCCTGGCTAATGGTGACGGGAGTGCCTTTATTCGGGCTAACAATACCAATATCGGTTGGTGGGATAGCAGTAAATTTGTGCTTAACACATTGCTTCAGGCGAATGCCGGATTACAGACATCCAGCATCGAACTGACGGGCGGCGCATCGGTTATCGACTTCCACTTTCATGGCGATGCCGATGACTACAACATCCGCCTGTTTAACAATGCTTACAATCAGCTTTCCTTGCAGGGCGTGGCAGCAAACCCCCTCTTTAACCTTTCATCCGGGCAGTTTGTCGGTAAAGGCACCGGGAGCGCATGGGGGGCTGAGTGGGGTAATTATCAGACCGCCCCGTTTAATGCTTCTGATGTTTATGCCGCTGGCGGTGACGCCTGGTGTCCCATGATTAAAGGGCATGGACAGAAAGAAGCAGGTTTCGTCACCAGTATTTCCTTTGGTTTTTATATTCCATCAAACAATCTTTTCAATAATCCCGTTATCTACGCCAAAAACGACAATGGCTCTTTCGGTTGGTGGATGTTCAATAACCAGAGCGGGGATATTAATTACGCCAATGCCCAGGGTAGTTTTACGATGGCAACGCAGCCCTGGGTGAATGGCCGTGTATCGGAGGTGCAGGCGTGGGTAAACGGCAACTTTTGCACTATTCCACAACGTGATGCGAAAGCGGATATCTCATGGGTGCGCACCTATTTTGTGCAGAGTATCCGGTTAGGGGCGTCTGGCGAATATCAGGAGCGGAGTAACAACGAGCGTGTCGGTGGCGGCGTCATGACCGCTTTTGCTGACCGGGGCAGCTCAAATTACTGGATACGTATTCGCCCGCTTCAGTACCTCATTAATGACGTCTGGTATACGGCTGCCTACTCATAAGGATTAACGAAAATGAAAACAATGAAAAATTTTATCCCTTCGGTTAAACAAATGGGCGATATCGCGGTACTGGTTTTTATCGATGAAGACGGTAACGACTGGTACAGCGCGCAAAAGGAATTTTCGGAAACCAGCCTGAAATTTATGTTTGATGCCAGGGGCCATATTATTGCCGCTTCATGGGATGCTTCTATGCTGGCACCTGACAATTTATCGGTTTCAGAAATTAAAAAATCCAGTGTTCCTGCCACGTTTTTTGACGCCGGTACGCGCTGGGTCTTTGATGGTAAAAAAATCATTCCCTTCAGCTATTCGCAGGAAGAACTGCTTCAGCAGGCAGAGGACGAGCGCGCCCGGTTAATCAGTGAAGCAAAAGAGAAAATCGTCGTCAGCCAGACAAAATTAGTCCTGGGTCGCACACTCACCGACGAACAAACCAGAAACCTGAATAACTGGCTTGATTATATTGATGCACTGGAAGCAC